CATCTGGTTTAGATGGTACATATTTTGGAAGTTCGGGTACATCGGGTACAAACGGTACCACTGGTACTGCAGGTTCATCTGGATTAGATGGAACTTCAGGCTCTAGCGGGCTCTCTGGTACTGATGGCACTTCGGGTAGTGGAGGTACATCTGGTTTAGATGGAACTTATTTTGGTTCATCTGGTACCACAGGTACATCGGGCACCGGAGGGACAAGTGGCGTAGACGGTACATCGGGTATAAGTGGAAGTTCGGGTTCTTCAGGTAGTTCTGGTCTAAATGGTACATTCTTTGGTAGTAGTGGTTCATCGGGTTCTTCTGGTTCTTCAGGCGAATCGGGTACATCTGGTAGTGGAGGTACAACTGGCTCAGCTGGTTCATCAGGTTCTTCTGGTAGTTCAGGATTAAATGGTACATTCTTTGGTTCATCTGGTACCGCAGGAAGTTCGGGTAGTACAGGTACCGCAGGTTCATCTGGATTGGACGGAACCGGTGGAACATCTGGTACTTCAGGTAGTTCAGGTAGCAGTGGATTAAATGGTACATTCTTTGGAAGTAGTGGAACATCGGGTAGTTCAGGCTCAACTGGCACCGCAGGTAGTTCTGGAGTAAGTGGTACTGATGGAACATCTGGTAGTTCGGGTTCCTCTGGTCTAAATGGTACATTCTTTGGAAGTAGTGGAACTGCAGGAAGCTCTGGTTCAAATGGCACTTCGGGTGTAAATGGAACAAATGGTTCAGCTGGAAGCTCTGGTAGTACAGGTACCGATGGTACATCTGGCACTTCTGGTAGTTCTGGTCTAAATGGTACATTCTTTGGAAGTAGTGGAACTTCTGGTACATCTGGAGCACAAGGTTCGCAAGGAGACGCAGGTACATCAGGTACTTCAGGAACAACTCCTCCAGGCTTTACTTCTGGTACATCTGGTACTGATGGATTTAGTGGAACATCGGGTTCTTCGGGCACATCAACACCAGGAATTTCATCTGGTACATCGGGTAGTGCTGGTGTAAGTGGAACGTCTGGTACTTCAGCATTAGGAGTAACATCGGGGACAAACGGTAGTTCTGGTGTAAATGGTACAAATGGTACTTCTGGATTCGCATCATTTAGTGGTACGCTTGATAATGGTGTATTAACATTAGAAGGAACACCTCCGAATGTAAGAGTTGAAGATAATATGACATTCAATGGTAGTACATTGGCTATTACCGGAAATGTGACAGTAACAACTTCAATTGCTGCAAGTACTTTCATATCAGCAACAACATTTAGAGAAACTTATGCAGACCAAGGAACTGGTGGAAGTGTAACAATTGACCTTTCAACCGGTAATAACTTTAGAAGACAATTTAATGGAGCCGCAACAATAGCATTTAGTAATCCACCTGCTTCAAACGCGTTTGGATTTACTTTAACAACAGTAAATGCGGGAGCATTTGCTATAACATGGCCAGCAAGTGTTGATTGGCCAGGTGGTACAGCACCTGTATTAACATCAGCCGGTACGGATGTATTAACATTCTTTACATTTAATGGTGGTACAACATATTACGGATTTGTAGTAGGAAAAAATATTAGTTAATAATTAGAGTTATGAGTATAGCAAGAAAATTAATACCAACGGGAGAAGAAACGTTTCCTTTTAAATTTCAAGTAACAACAACAGCGGCAAACACCGTTTTTACTTGTCCATTATCTGATTTTGGAGGTCTTTCTCCAAATCTTAATATAGATTGGGGAGATGGTTCTAATTCTGGTTTAATAACTTCTTCTTCTTCGGTAGCAAGAATTCATACTTATGTTTCTGCTGGAACATATACAATTACAATTAGCGGATTAATGCCTGGCTTTACAGTAAATAATTCGGCATCAATTAGAAATTTAATAACAGCGATTGTTCAATGGGGTAGTGTTGGTTCTAGAACTATAAATTTTTATGGATGTGTAAATATTACATCTATACCTTCAAGTGCAAGTATGAGTGCAGTTGGTGGCTACGATGGCTTAAATGAAATGCGTTCATTTGCAAATTTTATGAGAGCCACACGTATAACAACGATACCTTCGGATATATTTGCATTCTCTCCTTTAGCAACAACATTTTCGGATACGTTTTCATCCATACCAACGTTATCAACAGTGCCTTCGGGATTATTTGATGCAAATACAAGTGCAACTATATTTTCTTCTTGCTTTTTTGCGTGTACCGGTTTAACATCAGTACCATCAACATTATTTGACCAAAACACATTAGCAACAAACTTTTCGGGTACATTTAGAAACTGTTTATCATTAACAAACGTTTTACAATTTACCTTTAATACTTCTGTAACAATTTTTAATAGTTGTTACAATATGAGTACAACTACAAATTCTTTAACAGGTACAGCACCAGAACTTTGGAATAGAGTACCAACACCATCGGGAGTTGATTGTTTTAATAACTGCACAGGTTTATCTAATTTTGCTTCAATTCCATTAAACTTTAAGTAATTATGTATTTAAGAATTGTAAATAATGAAACAACATATCCTTACTCTTTAAAACAATTAAGAGAAGATAATCCGCGAATCAGTTTCCCATCAGAGATGACGGAATCGGTAATGAATGAATATAATATATTTGAAGTAAGACAAACCCCAAAACCAAATGATTATACAAAAAATATTACCGAAGGAACACCAATATTAGTAGATGGTGTTTATTATCAAAATTGGGTTCAAACCAACGCCTCGCAAAGTGAGATAGATAATAGAATAGAAATTAAGTGGGAAGAAATTAGACAAATTAGAAACGAATTATTAATAGAATGTGATTGGACACAATTAGCTGATATTCCAAATGAAACTAAAACAATTTGGCAATCGTATAGACAACAGTTAAGAGATGTGACAACACAAACAACCCCTTTTAATATAGTATGGCCGGTAAAACCTTAATTGGGATTGTTTTATATTTATACCTATAAGTTTAATAATTAAGGTAAAATGGTAATTCACAGCCCCATATTTTCAGGTTCAATCATTCAAGATAGAAATAACGCATATGCGGATTTGAGTGGTTCGTTTACTGGTTCGGTGACGGGTTCTTTTAAAGGTACTATTGATGTACAACAAGCATCATTTGATAATCTTGTTGTAAATAATAGTTTATCAGTTAGTGGTTCAATTAGAATGACAGGTTCTATGAATTTAACTGCTGGAGGATATTTAGTAGATGGAGTAAATGTTTTAGATTCAGCAATTGCATTTGCAATAGCTTTAGGATAAAATTAGAATAAATGGCAAACGCTTTTAAAAATAGTATTACAGGTTCAATTGGAACAACAGGTGTGACAGTTTATACAACACCTGCAAACACATCAACAACCGTAATTGGAGTTGGTGTAGCAAATGTAAATTCTCAAAATATTTCTGTTAGTGTGATGGTAAGAGATAGTTCTTCCAATAAAACAGCGTATTTAGTAAAGGATTCATTAATTTTACCTGGTAGTTCTAACGTATTAGTTGGTGGTGAACAAAAATTAGTATTGGAGACTGGAGATTTTCTTTCAGTAACATCATCATTAGCTAGTTCAGCGGATGTAATTGTTTCGGTATTGGAGATAACATAAAAGTTGTAATGAATGGAGTATTTAGGTAAAAGTCCTAATGGTTTAAATCAATTAAGTTCATCCTTAATTGGATTATTTGTAAGTGGAAGTAAAATTGCTGACTTTTCATCTGCATCGGTGAGTATAGTTGGTAGTTTTAGTGCTTCTGGTGTACAAACAAATTTAATTGTATCACAATCTAATTCTCCGATACAAATTTTAGGTAATGTACAAATTACCGGTTCTTTAAATATTTCATCATCAATATCGGCTTCTTTATTTAGAGGCGATGGTGGTGGATTATTTAATATTAATGCATCTGCAATTGGGGATTTGAATCAACTAAAGTCTGGTTCAGCAATTGCAAATATTTCACCAAATAAAGGTTTGATTGTAAACACTGGTGTTTCTATTGATAATTTTTTAATAGTAAGTGGAAGTGCAACAATTGGTAGTAATGCAACAATTGCAAATAATTTAGTAGTTGGTGGAAAAATTACTACAACCGAATTACATACAACATTCATATCATCATCAATTATCTATGCAAGTGGTTCAAATAAATTTGGTGATGCAACATCAGATAGACAAGAAATTACAGGTTCACTTTCAGTAAGTGGCTCAATAGGAGTTACTGGTGATACAATACCTACTGATAATACAACGAATGAAGTTTTAGTTGTAAACTTAACAACAGGCAGAGTAGGTAGAAGATTTGCAGCAGCAACATCTGGTACATCTGGTACTTCTGGCACATCAGGTAGTGGAGGCTCATCAGGTTCTTCTGGTTCAAGCGGCAGCTCTGGTACATCAGGTAGTGGTGGTAGTTCAGGTAGTTCTGGTAGTGGTGGTACAAGTGGCACATCTGGTAGCTCGGGTTCTTCAGGAACTTCGGGTAGTGGTGGTACATCTGGTACATCTGGTAGTGGTGGTAGTTCAGGTAGTTCTGGATCCGGAGGTACATCAGGTACTTCTGGTAGTGGAGGAACTTCTGGTTCCGGTGGTACTTCTGGTTCAGGAGGCACATCTGGTTCCGGTGGTACATCGGGTAGCGGAGGAACTTCTGGTTCTTCAGGTAGTTCGGGTTCATCAGGAAGTTCTGGTAGTTCGGGTTCATCTGGTACAACCGGTTCATCTGGTACAACCGGCTCGGCAGGTACAACGGGTACTGCAGGTAGTGGTGGTTCTTCGGGAAGCACAGGTTCTTCTGGTACAACGGGTTCATCCGGTATTTCTGGCTCATCAGGTAGTTCTGGTACAAATGGTTCATCTGGTACCGGAGGTAGTGCTGGTACAGCAGGTAGTGGAGGTACATCGGTTCTTCGGGTTCTTCATCAACATCAGGAACATCAGGCAGTTCAGGTAGTTCTGGCACATCCGGTTCAACGGGTTCTTCTGGTATTACAGGAGCAGGTGGTAGTGCAGGTTCTTCAGGTAGTGGAGGTACATCAGGTACATCTGGTAGTTCTGGCACATCTGGTAGTGGAGGCACTGCGGGTACATCCGGCTCAGCAGGTTCATCGGGTTTAAGTGGTAGTTCTGGTTCTGGTGGTAGTTCGGGTACATCTGGAAGTGGAGGCACTTCAGGTACAACCGGCTCATCTGGTACAACAGGTACTTCTGGAAGTGCCGGCACATCTGGTACATCTGGTTCAGCAGGAACTGCTGGTAGTGGTGGTACAAGTGGACAAAGTGGTGGTATCAAGTATGATTTTAGTACAATAATAACTGATACTGATCCTGGTAATGGTAAGGTTCAGTATAATAATGCAACAATCGGTTCAGTAACATTTATCTATATTGATATTTTAGACCAAAATGGCAATAACCAATTAGCATGGCTTAATACATGGGATGATAGTACAACATTAGGAGCTAGAGGATATGTAGTATTATCTTCAAGAGATAGTGGTACTGTTAATAATATATTTTTAGTTAATGGCGCGGTAACAAACGCATCAGGCTATTTTAAAATTCCTGTTTCTTATGTAAGTGGTACACTTCCTTCAAATAACGCACAATTGGTTCTTGATTTTGTAAGAACAGGAGATAGTGGTACTTCGGGTACATCTGGTTCAGCAGGTTCTTCGGGAAGTTCTGGTTCAGCAGGAACAAGTGGCTCTGCTGGCTCATCTGGTAGTGGAGGTACATCTGGTTCTGCTGGAACTGCAGGTAGTGGAGGTTCTTCTGGTACATCGGGTAGCGGTGGTTCATCTGGAACTGCAGGTAGTGGTGGTTCATCTGGTACAAGAGGCACCGCAGGAAGTGGTGGTACATCTGGTACTTCTGGTAGTGGTGGCACATCGGGTACATCGGGTAGTGGTGGAACTGCAGGAACTTCAGGTAGTGGTGGTTCATCTGGTTTATTAGCATTAACTGGTACAACTGATAATGGTGTAATCACATTAAATGGAAGTGCACCAAATGGTACTGTTGAAAGTAATTTAACTTTTGATGGTACATTATTGACAGTGACTGGTAATGCAACAATTACTGGTAACTTAACTGTAAGTGGTACAACAACTACAATTAATACCGAAACAATAAATCTTGCTGATAATATTATAACGTTAAACTCAAACTTTACTTCAGGTGCACCAACTGAAAATGCTGGTATTGAAGTAAGGAGAGGTTCTTCAGCAACTGTTTCGTTTTATTGGGATGAATCAAATGATAGATGGACAGCGGATAATACTTTATATGTAAATGGTAATGTGGTTCTTACAGGTACTATTGATACCGGTCAAGGAGCTACAGAGGTTTACTTAATGAACCAAAATCTGCGTACTACTGATAATGTAACTTTTAATCAAGTAACAGCAAATACTTTTGTTGGTAGTTTATCTGGAAATGCAACAACTGCAACAACTGCAACATTTATAAATGTACAAGATACAAGAGCAACAGCTAGTACACCACAAACACAAAACGCAAATCAGGGCGTTAGATTTGATTTCAAACAAAATTCTACAAATGGATTAAATGATGGTGGTACTTACAAGCAACAATTGCTGGACATTATTATACATCAAACAATGGTTCTAATATTGCAATCAGAAGTCAGAATAATAACTCTGATGTAGGATTATTATTACAAAATAGTGGTGGTAGTTATAAAGTACAAATTTACGGTACTGGTGCTAACTACGGATTTTTAAATGGAGCTTGGGCAAGTTGGGATATTAGAAAGGAAGTAAATGGTAATATGTTCCTTAATAATCAAAGTACATATTACTTAAATGGTAGTGAAATATTCTATAATAGAGTTTATGGTGTAACCGATATGCGTTCACCAATTTATTATGATTATAATGATACATACTATTATTTAGACCCAGCAGGCTCTTCAAGACTTAATACTGTATATCCACAAAATTTAGGTGGTGCAACACTAAACGTAAGAAGTACGGATGTTGGTGTAAATGGTAGTGGTATATATGAAGCAATTACATTCATTGATGGCACAGTTGTTCAAGCGCACGTTTCTACCGGTAATGGTAACCCTTCAGGTTGTTATCAATGGTACACTACCGAATGGGTAGAAGTTAATGCTGAAAAAGATTATGAATTCATCGTATGGGTAAGAAGTACAGGTAATGATAACCTTTATGTTGGATGGAATGAGCAAAGGACTGATGGTACGGGTATAAGTTCAAATCCGTATTTCCATACATCACCATTAAATACTGGTGGTACATGGGTTAAATTAGTTCATAAATTTAGAAGCTGGAGAACTCCATCACCTCAAGGAAATACGGAAGGGGTAGATAGATACGCATCAACATCATCAAATGTAATTGATAATACAAACTCAAATGCAGATGGTGTAATGCACTCATCAACTCGTAGAGTACAAATGAGATTTGGTACTTGTTATGGTGGTGTGAACGGAAGTAAAACATATTTTTATGCACCAAGAATTAGAGAGGCAACTCATGAAGAATTTAAACAATCAGTAACAATTCCTTATTGGAATGGTAGTTCATATGGTGGTAGATTAAGATTTGGATATAATGATTGGGGATATACTGGAATAGGAATGTATGGAGCTGCTGGAGAATTCCGCATGAGTTCGGACAGTGGTGATTTGAACGTAAGAGTTGATGGTTGGGGTATATACAACAACTATCTTCAAACATATATTTTCTATGATTTAGCAAACTCAGCATATCGTATAGATGGTGATGGACAATCAAGACTACAACAATTAGCTGTTGGTTCTTCAGGAGCAGCATGGGATGTTTCTGGTATAAATGTAAATGGTGATATGGGTATCACCGGTGCTAATTTTATTTACTTTGGACATAGTAATGGTTCATTAGGAAGTTGGCAGACGAGAACATATGCGAGTGGTGGAAGACAAATATGGAACTTAAACGGATTTGAATTTAACAGAACTGGATATGGTGGAAACTTAGTCCTATATTCTGATTCATCTGAAAGAGTTGGTATATCAACATCGGATTTTTCATACACCGCATCAGACAACTCAGCAACTGTTGGTAGTATAACTAATAATAGATTATTCATAAATGGTTCAGTACAATTGTTAGGTAATAACGATGCAATTGTATTTGGTAGAGGTACATCAACCTTCCTTAAAGATGAGGAGCTTAGATTTGGTTGGGGTGGCGGATGGTATATGCAAGATAGTACTTGGATTCGTTCTAGTGGTGGTAGAAATGTTTATGTTGATTCGTATATAAGAGCACAGGGTTCGTTTAGAGTTGGTTCTGAATATTCAATTTGGGGAACTTACGGAACATATAGTGCGTATCTAACTAGAATGGCATACATTTCATTTGACTGGAACGCTAGTTATGATTTATATTATTATCATGGTATTGCATCTACTGATTTAAATGGTTCGTTTAGTGATTCAATAAGTATAAACTCATTTAATGATATTATTTTAAGGGTTGACTCAAATGATAATAACAACAACTCTTATGTAAGATTTATGGATAATACCTCTGGTAATAACCAATTTGCTTACATAGGTAGAGAAAGTGGTAGTCCTATTGCATACTTTGGTGGTTCGGTTTATGGAACTATATTCTATGATGCAAATGATAGTGGTTATTATATAGACCCTAATTCAACTTCCCAATCCGCAGGAAGAATGCGTGGTGGTATTTTGTTTGGCCCAAATCCAACTTGGGGAGCGTATCTTTATGTTGGTACTGATGGTAGACAAGGGTTAGTTGATAGTGGTACTCCTTCGGTAGCATCTACAAATGGTAACTTACATTTGGATGCTGGTAGTGGGTATCAATTGTACCTTAACTATTATGATGGTAACGTAATTTATTTTGGTGGTGGTGCATATAATAACTGGGGAGAATTTAGTAGTGGTATTTTCTACGCATACAATCAGATGCGTTCACCAATTTTCTACGATTATAATAACACTGGATACTATGTAGACCCTAATGGAAACTCAAATATATATTCATTAACATCTGGATACTTTTATGTGAATGGATATGGATATGATACATCAAACTCTGACCAATGGCCTTACATTTATTGGTTAAGAGCTGGTAGTTGGGATGAAGGTTTGATTAAACACTCAACATCAAGAGGGTATTGGGGTAGAGAAGGTTTTGGTATTCATATGAGTTCATCAAAATCATTCAGTATCTTAACTTCTGGATGGACAGGTGTAGCACAATTCCATCCTGATGGACATCTTTGGGTAAGAGACCAAATGAGAGCGGGTATTTACTATGATGCAAATGATACTACATATTACGTCAACCCAGCAGGTGATTCTAGATTTAGCGGTATCTATTTAAGTGGTATTTCATCATCTTCAAATGGTATATATTTTTATGGTGTTGTAGGTGATAATCCTGGTTCTTATAACCACACTGCTCTTATTGAAAGAATTTGGAGAAACGGTGATGAATCAGAATTACTTTTATTTAAGGGAAATGATCCTGATACTTCAACTATACATGACCGTTTAAGAGTTGCTGCAACTGGTAGAATCGTATTCCATTCAACAGCAACATATGGTAATGTAAACGATTATATATCTGCGGCCGGTACTGGTAATATTGAAGGTAGTGGATATTTTTATGGTGGTGAATTCCACGTACCAGGTAATATCCAAACTCCAATAATGTATGATAGAAACAACTCTGGATATTTTGTTGACCCAGCAGGACGTTCTCGTTTATCTTCAATGGATTATGGAAATGGTGGATACTATTTAGCTGGTGGTAGTTGGGGTTATAGACACAATACTCCTTATGGATATATTGAATTTGGACCGGCTAACTCATCACATGCTCACATTTATACTGACCGTTCAAACTTCTATTATAACGTATATGAAATGTATCTAAATGGATACAGAGTAGCAATGTATAACTGGTGGGTTGGTAATATGTATTTAGGAAGTGGTGGTGATTTCTACGCAACTATTTTCTATGATTCAAATAATAGTGGATATTATATAAATCCAGATGGTGGTTCTAGTATGAATCAGGTCACAACTAATAATCTCTATATTAGACCTGGATATATGTTACATTCTGATCCTGGTGGTTGGACTGGTGAACACTATAAATTACAATGGCACTCATCACATATGTATGGCCAAATTTATGGTAATGGTTATTTCATTATGAGATATGGTTCTGATGGTTTAGAATCCCATCAGTTTGCAAGAGATGGAAACTATTGGAATAGATATATGGGTTGGATGAGTAACTACATCAACCAAAACGTAAGAACTGATGCAGGACCTACATTCCAAGAAGTTTATGTAAATGGATGGTTTAGAAACAATACTTCTGGACATGGTTTATATAACCAAAACAGAGGAATGCACTGGTATTCAAATAACGGATATTGGAAATCAGCTGGTGGTGGATATGGATATGGTGGTATTGTAATGTACAATAACTACGAATCTGATTTAAGAGGATATGCTGGATATTGGGATGGTAGTGGTTTTGGTATGTTGAACTCATCTGGTAACTGGCAGATTCGTATTGAATATGGTAATGCTCATATGGAATTATATCGTGTGACATGGGCAAACGATATGAGAGCATATATTTTCTATGATAGAGGTGATACCGGATACTATATGGACCCTAACTCTCGTTCTCAATGGTTAGGATTAGAAAATAGAGGTAAAGGTAATATATCATTAACCGGTAGGTCAAACTGGAGAAGACCACAAGATTACACTGGTGATGTTTATTATTGGACAGGTAATATGGGTTGGGGTACAACTGACTTCAACTGGGTAATGGATTGGGGTAGTGGTGATATTGATACTTGGTCAAACCCTGCTAACCAACCTCCTGGTACATCTCACTGGGTGGGTGTTCAATCATACCACTATACTTGGAGTTATAATTCGGGATATGGATGGCAGTTAGTTGGTGGACCTGTGGATAGATTGTGGTTCAGAAACTCTTGGCCAAACAATAGTGGATGGAAAGCACAGGTTGACTCAAATAATAGAGGTGAATATTGTATTCCAACTTATGATTATAACCACTATTCAAGAGTTTACTTTACTTATAATAGAGGATACTACGCAACACAAACCGATTCGGCAATGTGTCAGCCGTACTCAACCGGCAATAATGGTGCATTTATGAGTTTCCACAAAGGTGGTTACTACGCATTGAATTTAGGTTTGGATGGCGATAACGTTGTAAGATGGGGTGGATGGTCATCTAGATGGCAGAGATACTATTTGAATGATGATACTATTGGTACTCCATATGTAGTTCGTGCAAACTTTGATAACTATGGTGGTGGTGGTATGTGGGTATCCGATGATGGTGATTTGGCAGACGTAAATGACGGATATTTATCACTTCGTGCATCTTATGGATTGAGAATCTTCTCTGGTAATAGAGGTGGTGGTGCAAATATTAACTTAAGATATGACGGTGTAATTATTGCATCAAACAACATTATTGCGTATGGTTCACCTTCGGATAGAAGATTAAAAGATAATGTTAAATTCTACGAAAATGCTTTAGAAAAAGTTCTTAAATTAAGAGGTGTTGAATTTGATTGGAAGGAGGGAACTGATGAGTACGAAACAACCGGTTTAAGACATGATATTGGTTTCATTGCGCAAGAGGTTGAAGATATAGAACCATTATTAGTAAGAGCAGATGAAGCTGGATATTTAGCAATAAGAGATAGAGCAATGCCGGCATTATTGGTAAACGCTATGAAAGAACAACAGGCTCAAATTGAAGAATTGAAAGCTAAAGTAAAAATGTTAGAAGAAAAATTAGGTTTGGGATAACAACTATATATTTATATATATTAAAGGAGAATAACTATGGCAATTAAAATAGCAGCAAACATTGGAACATCGCAAGGTATAACTGATGAAGCTTATGTTAGAATCTACCGATATGTGGTAGATAGAAACAAAGGTGCATTAGAATTGTATGTGAACGTATTTAAAAACGAAGAAACTGCAAGATTATTAGAAACAAACATTTCTAATCGTATGGGAGCACCTATTCAAGAAAGATTTCTTGCAAAGGTAGATGCGATTCCACATTGGCACTCATTACCTATGAATAGAACTGAGCAAGAAGTTATTGATGGTAGAGTTTACGAAAAGAAAGTTCCAGATTTTAGTGTTTTGGAAGGTGGTGATATATTTTCAAAAGCATATCCACTTTTAAAACAAAAAATAGCTGCGGATTTAATAGAAAGAAATGTAATTCAATCAGCAACTGTTTTGCAGGACGTATAAAAAATTAAAAAGAAGATGATAACTTTTATTGAAGAAAAAAATTTATTTGGTAAAAAAGTTAATACTGTATTTACAAACATTTTAAGATATGATTTAAATGATGATGATTGTATTTTAAGATATGAATTGAGATATAGAGACCCAAATAGAGAATCGGTTGCAATACCAGATACAACAGTATCAACTGGTGAATGGAAAGTACCACAAAATGTATTAAATGCATGGAGTGGTAGTAATTTTTATTTAGCAGAAAGAATGTGTAGTGATTTTAACTTTGTTGTTACGGGACAAGAAAATGGTTAATTTTAAAAACAAATATTTATTATAAAAATAGGAAACAATGGCTATAAATTATACTTGGGCTGTAAAAGCTCTTTCAAAAACAAGTGGTAATGGTCTTACTGATGTGATAATCGGTACTAGATGGGAATGTGTAGGTACTGATGATTCTGATAATACTACTGGAACATTTATCGGTGCAACACCTTTTAAATTAGATTCAGTAGATCCAGATAACTTTACAGAATATTCACAACTTACCGAAGAACAAGTTTTAGGATGGATAAAACATCACGTAAGTAGTTCAACACAAACAGGTTATTGGGACCATATTTCTGATAGAATTCAAAAAGATATCAATAATAAGAAAGGTGTAATCAAAAATGTAGATACATTTGATTTGCCTTGGTCACCATCTTCTGGTTCAATTTCTGGTTCAGTACCAATCTAATTTGAATAAAAACCTTTTTATATAGATAGTATCCAAAGCATTATATTGTGTTTTGGATATTTTCTTTATATTTATATCTGTATTTTTGGATTGAATACAAATTACAATTAAAAACCTAATTGGAGAAATAAAATGGCAGAAAGAATCGTATCACCAGGCGTATTTACGAGAGAAAATGACCTATCCTTCTTATCGCAAGGAATAGGCGAAATTGGAGCAGCAATCATAGGACCTTTCAAACAAGGACCTGTTTTCGTTCCTACTATCGTAAGAACACAATCAGAGTTTGAAGCAATCTTCGGAACTCCTGATGGAACTTATTATACTGAATATGCAGTACAAAATTATTTAAGAGAAACCGGCATTGTAACAATTGTAAGAGTAGGTGGAGTTGGTGGTTACCAAGAAGCTGCTCCAATTGGTATTTTTGCATCTGGTGGATTAGTTGGCGAAAAATTAATTGCAACATTACATACAACTGAAAGAGGTAATCAAGATGTTGAAAAAGCAGTACAATTAATATCTGACCCAAGAGCAGCATACTCTGGTTCGTTCTTACTTTCTGGTTCTGATTTTGGTTGGGTTTCTGCATCTATTCTTCCAAGAGATACAAATGATATTTCAGACGTATTTGGTGAATCTCCATTAGGAAGTAAAAAAGCTTTTGGATATACATACTTTGAACATTTAGCATCTGCATCTTATTCAAATGCAGCAGCAGGTTTATGGGGTGGTACGGTTGTTAGTGCAGTTGCACTTCCAACACAAGATTTTGCATACGATGCACAATCTGCAGAAACTCCATATGTACAATCTCAATTGATTAGTGGTGAAAGATATGACCTCTTTAAATTTGTAACTTTAGGACAAGGTACACTTTATAATACTAAATTTAAAATTGGTATTTCTAATGTAAAAGCAGCAGGTGAAGATGGTTCAACCGATTATTCTACATTTACTGTAACAATTAGAGGATATGGTGATACTGATAAGAGAAAGAGTGTATTGGAAACTTACAATGGAGTAAATTTAGACCCTGCTTCTCCAAACTATATCGCAAGAAGAATTGGTGACAGATGGTTGACGATTGATAATAATGGTAAAATTACCGAAAATGGTGATTACTCCAATAAATCACAATATGTAAGAGTGGTTGTAGCTGATGCGGGTTCATTCCCAATTTCAGCAGCACCATTTGGACATGGAGCTTATACAAATCCAATTAAGGCAACTGATAACGCACAGGCATTAAAAGTTCAAAAAGTAACTTTCCAAACAAATTCAATTGGCAATACTTCATCATCTCCAGTATATTTCTCTGGTTTTGATTATGAAACTAGTGGAGTATCTTTGGATAATAAACAATATTTAAAACCACTTCCAATCGGTGCACAAACGGGTTCAAATACCGCATTTGCATTTGATGGTAATATTAGTGGTGTAGGATTGAGTTATCAAATGACTGGTTCTGCAGCAACTGATATGGTGAAAAGACAATTTGTTTTGGCTTTCCAAGATGGTTTTGATGGTACAAATCCTGTATTGAGAATTGGTAAACCTGGTGTAAACGATTACAATAACAATCCAGTATGGGGACCATCTAATACACAAGGATTTAATTGTGCAACATCAACCTCATCTGGTTCAGTTGCATATACAAAAGCAATTAACGCCGTATCAAATCCTGACGAATGGGATATCAATTTAGTAGCAACTCCTGGTATTGTAAGACAATTACATCCTTCAATTGTGACTAAAGTGATTGATATGGTTGAAGCTAGACAAGATGCATTCTATATCGCTGATTTCAACGATTACGCGGATACAATAACTCAAGCAACTGAGCAAGCAAATGCTGTTGATTCAAACTATGTAGCAACTTACTACCCTTGGGTAAAAACAATTGATACAAACACAAACAAACTTACAACTGTTCCACCTTCTACATTGTTACCAGCAGTTTATGCAAGTAACGATAGATTAGCGGCTGAGTGGTTCGCACCAGCTGGTTTGAATAGAGGTGGTATCGTAGGAGCTGTGAGTGTATTGAATAGATTAACACACGCTGAAAGAGATACACTTTATGAAAACAAAGTAAACCCAATTGCAACATTCCCTGGACAAGGTATTGTAGCATTCGGACAGAAAACTTTGCAAGATAAAGCATCTGCATTGGATAGAATCAACGTAAGAAGATTATTGATTGCAGTTAAGAAGTTTATCGCATCTACATCTCGTTATTTAGTGTTTGAACAAAACACTTCTGAAACTAGAGGAAGATTCTTAAACACTGTAAATCCTTACTTGGAAACTATTCAACAAAGACAAGGTTTGTACGCATTCAAAGTAGTTATGGATGAAACCAATAACACACCGGATGTAATTGATAGAAATATTATGGCTGGACAAATTTTCTTACAACCTGCTAAGACTGCGGAATTCATAGTAATTGATTTCAACATCTTACCAACTGGAGCAAGTTTCTCAGCATAATACGAAAACAAACAAAATAGATATTTATTAATATAAAATAAAAGGTAATTAAAAATGGCAGATATACTATCCTTTGATAAGATGTTCTATACGAACTTCGAACCTAAAATGAAGAATCGCTACATTATGGAGTTTAGCGATTTATCAATCCCTTCATTTTTAGTGAGTGCAGCAAATAGACCAACAATTCAGTTCCAAACTGTGAAGCTTGACCATATCAACGTATATAGAAAGCTTAAAGGTAAAGGTGAATGGCAAGATTTGGAAATCACTCTTTATGACCCTATTGTTCCATCTGGAGCACAAGCGGTAATGGAGTGGGTTCGTTTATCACATGAATCTATTACCGGTAGAGATGGATATGCAGAAATGTATAAGAAAGATATTGATTTCTATTTGTTAGGACCTGTTGGTGATAAGATTGAGCAGTGGAAGTTAAAGGGAGCATTTATATCTCAGGCAAACTTTGGTGATTTAGCATACAACTCTGAAAATGAGCCAGTTAATATCACTTTAACACTTACTTACGATTACGCAGTTCTTGAATTTTAATTTAAGAAAAAAGATAAAAATAAGGGATACTCAAAAGGTATCCCTTTTTTATTTCTAATTTTTTTAGAATAATGTATTTATATATACAAAACAAAATATAACGTTATGCAAGAAAAACAATTTGATTTTCCAACGGAAGTGTTAGATTTACCATCTGAAGGTAAACTTTATCCAAAAGATAATCCACTTTCATCTGGTAGAATTACAATAAAATTAATGACAGCTAAAGAAGAAGATATTTTAGCTTCAGGTAATCTAATTAGAAAGGGTATAGTTTTAGATAAATTATTTGAATCTATTTTAGTTGATAATATTAATCCTGATGAAATACTAATAGGAGATAAAAACGCAATATTATTAGCAACGCGTATGTTGGGTTATGGTCCAGATTATGATTTTTCTTTTTTTTCTTCGGTAAAAAATGAAGTTTTGAAAGCAAGATGTGACCTTTCCCAAATAAAAACAAAAAATGTTGATACTTCAATTTATAATAGTAAAAACGAATTTGAGTTTATAACACCAGCTGGTAAAAATAAACTTATATTCAAACTATTGACACACGGTGATGAAAAGGCTGTAGAGAAGGATATTACGGCATTAGAAAAACTTAATAAAGATATAAAGAGTGATATTACCACTCGTTTGAGATATATGATAAAATCAGTAGACGGAAATTCTGATATTGGACATATCACTAAATATATTAATAATATGTTAGCTAGAGATAGTAAAGCATTTAGAGATTATGTTAAAGCAATTTCTCCGGATATGGATATGAAATTTACTTATACTCATGAAAATGGAGAGGTGGAGGAGGCGCCTATTGCATTAGGCGTAAACTTTTTTTGGCCTTCCGAGTAATCATAGCATAAATCTCCATACACAAATCTTTGATATGGTGTACTATGGACAAGGATTTACGGTAATGGAAATATATAATATGCCAACGTATCTACGAAACTTTTATTATAATAAGTTAGCAGATGCAAAGAAAAAAGAGAATGAAAGTGTGAAAAACGCACAAACACAAAAACAACCTTCAAGAGTTAGGATTAAAAGATAATCCTAACTTTTTTCTTTTATAGGATATTTATAAGTGTTAAATTATACTCATTATGAAAAGATATAAAATATCAGAAGGAAATTTTCAAAAATTTTGGGATTTTATTACAGGAAAAAAACCTGCACCTAAACCAATTCAAAAGGTGATTGATGATGATCCTGAATTGAAAAAAATAATGAAAGATTATGAAAAAATAAATTCAGATACAATTGTTCAATTAAATCGTATAAAAAAAGAAAATCCAGACATTTACGATTACTTGAAAAAAGCTGGATTTTTAAGTAAGTAATTATAAAATATGGCAGAAAATTTATCCGATGAATCCAAAAAGAAGCAGCTGTTAGACGAACAGAACGAAGTCCAACAACGAATAGAAGAACGTAATAAACGTATGGCGTTGGCAGGACAAGATGAAATCAAGCGTCTTAAAAAAAGAAATGAGCAGGATAAAGAACATATAAAGAATTTAAAAGAGGAATTAAAAGTAATATCTGATTCCGAAAAGAAATCAAAAGAATATACAGATGTTTGGGAAAAAGCATTAAAAAGACAAGGAGATTATAATGATACGCAAGAAGATTTTCAAAAATCTTTTGGTAGATTGGGTAAAGATGTTCAAACAACTTTACAAAAATCTACAAATGAGAGTAACGCATTTTCAACTATAACTGGAAGAATTTTAGAATTAAAAAAAGAACAAATAAATGCTTCAGATGAAGAATATTCTCAATTACAAAAGAGAATAGATGTCCTAACTAACATAAGAAATCAACAAGAGGGTGCTGCTGAATCAATGATTGAGGCAAAAAAACACGCACATGGTATAAGTGAAGCAGAAAAAAGAAAGCAAAAATTTCAAAGAGATACAGCTGGATTGACAGGTAAAGATAAAGCCGCAGCAGAAGCAAGTTTTAAAGCAAAAGAAAAATTGTTAGCTGCAGAAGAAAGAATAAAAAAAATACACGAGCAACAACATAAGATGGCACATATTTTACCAGAATCGGTACAATCTGCATTAGGGTTTGTTAAAGAAATGGGTTCAGTTGCTAAATCAATGTCACTCAAATTAGCGGGTACATTTCTTTTAGCCGGTGCGTTAATGGCGGCATATCATGCATTTTCAGAATTAGATAAAGCAGCGGAAGATTATAGAAAAGAAACGGGTATGACTGTTTCTCAAACCGAAGAATTAGGACATCAGGCACACCACATAGAAATGTATTATAGAAAAGTGGGTGTAGAACTGAAAGATGTTTATGATACTGCCAACGCTTTAGCAAATACATTTAGTGATGTTGTAGCACACTCGGAACAAACATTAAGTGCAATTACTTTAATGAAATCCAACTTTGGTGTTTCGGCCCAAACTGGTGCAGAGGTACAAGGTATTTTTGAACAAATTGGTGGGTTATCACAACAAACTGCCGCAAATGTTCAAATGCAAGCTATAAATTTAGCTAAACAATTGAAAGTATCTCCAAAAGAAATGATGGAGGACATAGCTAAAAGTGCGGGCATAACAGCAAAATATTTTAAAGGAGATGTTTCACTATTAATAAAACAGGCTGCAGAGGCTAAAAGATTGGGTACTAATCTACAAGAAGTTGAAAAAACTGCTGAAGGTCTTCTTGATTTTGAAAATGGTATAGAAAAAGAATTGGTTGCGGCAACTATGGTTGGTGGTCAATTCAATTTAAGTAGAGCAAGAGCACTGGCTTATGAAGGTGATATACTAGGAGCACAAAAAGCATCATTAGATGCTATTGAGCAAGCCGGAGATTTTACTAAAATGGATGTGTTTTCCAAAAGAGCATTAGCAGATGCTACAAATATGACAGTTGAACAAATTAGCAAACAATTGGCAATGAGAGAACAATTGGCTAATTTAAATGAAACTGATAAAAAAGCAGCAGAAGATGCCATTGCTAAAGGATTAGATATAAGTAATTTAAATGAAGACCAATTAAAACAAAAAGTTGAAGAATTTTCAAAGCAACAGGAAATAAATGGACAACTTACCAAAATGGAAGATTCCTTTAAAGGTATAATAGCTCAATTAGGTGGTACATTGATGCCACTTATGACATCTTTAGTACCTGTAATGGAAATGTTATTTAAACCATTAGAATGGGCAGTAGCAGGTATTCAGATGTTTATTCAAGGGTTAAAAGAAGGTAAAGCTGGAGCGATTGCAATGCTAGTTGTTCTTTCTCCTTTATTAATCTCAATGGTAGGCTCAGCGATAAGTGCTATATTTGCTGGATTAGCGTGGTTGGGGCCTTTTGGTGTTCCTCTCGCTATAGCCGCAGTTGCGGGTTTTATGTCACAAATGGGTAAAGCAAAGGGCCAAGCAGCTGGAGATGTGATGTCACCTGCTAGTGGTAAAACTCAAATTTCTACAAAAGAAGGAGCTTTACTTAATTTATCAAAAAATGATGATGTTGTAGCTGCACCTGGTGCAGTAAAAGCATTATCTACAATTAATAATACAGGTGGTCAGACTCAATCAGTAATATCTTCAAATAGTAATAATATGATAGGAGCACTAATTCAAGAATTTAGAGGTGTAAGAGCAGATATGCAAGCAGGAAAAATAGGTGTTTATATGGATGGGGATAGAGTTACGGCGGGTGTAGCAAAAGTTGTAGGTAGAGGAACTAGAAACGATTTTGCACTTCAATAAAAAATTAGTAAAATGCCAACATTATTAGAACTTTTTAATAATAAAAAATATGATACTCTTGCAAATCAAACGCCAAAAGATGCGTTTGAAGTTAGAGATAGTAAAAGTGTACCTATATCATCTACGAGCTTTGCATTAAACAAAACTGCTACACCTGGTATTATTAGATTGAGAAGTGGAAATAAGACAGAAAGAATTGGAGAAACGAGATTAGAACAAGAAAACGTTGGATTATTTCAATACATGGTTTTAGGTTCACCTGCCATTTATGGTACTGATGTATTAAGAATGTCCACACAACAAACTTCATTAGTAGAAACAATGAAGATTGGAACTGGGGGTAAAGGATTAGCAGCAACTGCTGCACAAATTGTAGGAGATACTGTAGGAGAGGCATTTAAATTTGGTGCTTCAAAGGCAGTTGGAGTTCCTGCAACATTTAATCCAAAAGCACTTGCAACAAAAGCAGTTGGACAATTTAAAAATACATTTGGTTCATTTTTTCCAGATGTATTAATACCTTCAAAAGTTGTTTCTAGTCCGTTATTTAAAATAAAAGTACCAGGTGTAAGTGAAGAATTTCGTACACATCAAATACTGGCAACTCTTAAAAATATTTCAAATGGTACAAAAGTTGCAACATTTTTAGCTAGAAACGCAACTGGAACACCTGACCAAATAAAACAAACATTGGTCAATCAAGGTTTAAACATAGCACAAGAGCAAGCTAAAAAATTGGTTGCAAAAAAAGTTGCAGGTTGGTTATCAACGGGTGGAGAAAAAGCTCAACAATTAGCGAAAGAGCTTAGAGAAACCGGAAATGTGAGTATTAAATATTCATCATTAAGAAAATATTCCGATGTAACAAAAAATGAGAGAGATTTTGGAAAAAACCCACTCAATTTTGCTAATCAGCCGTTTAAAACAAATGATACTGATTATACAGAAAGAAACGATTTATCAAGTAATTTATTAGCAAATTATGTTGGAGATGCAGAAACTGCAAAACAAACAAAACTAAAATTTTTACCAGAATTAGCACAAAATAAATCAGAATATGAAACCGATGAAAATCCTATTTATTCAAAAGTTCAAAGAACAACTGATAGAAATAAATTGGGTTTAACTGATGTTGGAAAACTTTATAGAGATGTTTTAAATCAGACCGGTCCTTTTAATAAATCAGAAAAAACAGCCGAAGTTGAAAAACAATTAGATGGTTTAGATTATATTCCATTAAAATTTGTTTCAATAGCAAACTCTACAGCAGTTGTATTTAGAGGAACAATTACTGGTTTAAGTGAACAATTTTCACCAACTTGGGATAGTAGCCGATTCATTGGTTCACCGTTTAATTTTTACACATATCAAAGTATAGAAAGAAGTGTTCAGTTTACATTTAAAGTTGCATCTTTACATAAAGAAGAACATAAAATGAATTGGCATAAAATAGCCTACCTTTCATCTTTAGTATATCCACAAAATTATGAAAATATAACAGGCGCCGTATCAGCACCATTTTTAAGAATTACTTTAGGGGATATGTACAGAAATAAGGAATGTTTTATAGAAAATATGACTTATAACATAGATGATGACTATCCATGGGAAGTTGGTTTAAATGGGCAGGATGTACAAAACTACCGCTTACCAATGATTATAGAAATTACTTTGACACTAAAATTTGTTGAAGCAAAATCAAATACATTTAATTATGTTCCTGGTTCAGAAACACAAAGTAATAAAGCGTTGGTTGGAGACTATTTGTATGGATATAAACCATCAAAAGATGATGCAAGGTTAGAAGCTAACAGACAAAATGCTAATAAATTTGAGTCAACAAATAAAGGTACACCTTCTGCTACTCCTCTGACACCTGAAAAAGATGAACAAGGTAGTGATACGCAATTTGATGATGATAGTGATGAAGCTAAAAAAATTCAAAAAAGATTAAGATTAACGAAATCTAATACTCAACAAAGAATAGAAGGAACAACAACTTGGAGATATATTTATGTTCAAAAAAGAACAAATAAACAATTTTTTGGAGATGGTAGTGCTGTAAATCCTCCTGCTCAACTTTAATTAACTTAATATATGAAAAGTAGATATGCAAGATTAGGAACAAGAAAAACAATAGATGGTAAAACCGTCTATCGTACTAGAAGATTTCCTAATATTCCTTTAAGAGAAAGTGATATATACATAGCAACTGAAACCGGTGATAGATTGGATACATTGGCAAAAACTTTTTATAATGACCCAAATTTATGGTGGATTATTGCATCGGCTAATAATATTCATAATGCAGTATTTGGTTTTGAAGATGGTACTGTTTTGAGAATACCTGTACAATATATTGAAATAGTTAATAAATTTACTGAATAATGTTTCCACGTCTTACCGCAATAGAGAGTGTAATTGTTGATAAAATTAAAAATACAAGCCTTTTAGATTATTCAAGACTAAATGTGTTTGTAAGATTAATATCAGGCACAGGAGATGGATGTATAATGATTTCTAATCCTGATTGGAAACTTTTTGAAGCAACCGGTCTTAATGGGGCATCTTTTTATGGTAATGCGGATAGAAGTGGTACTATTGGTGTAGATTGGAATGGTAAACCAATTAACGTAAGTAATACTGAAATAGGAGATATACCTTTTAAACCATCACCTATTGTTACTGCGATAAACATTAAAGAAGGAAAGGACCAAATATCTAGACATGCTGATTTAAAAATTACCGCATTTACATTAGGGCAGGTAGAATTAATTCAAAAATATTTTATGGAGCCTGGTCATTCGTTAAATTTAGAATACGGATGGAACACGGCCAACGCATACTCTGGATTAATTAATACTTCTGATGCAAGAAAAATTGCATATTTGGTTGGTAATAGAAATCTAGACTATTCAACATTGCATGAATGGAGAAGGGATACAGGTGGTGAGTATGACTCATTTTTTGGTTTTATTGTAGGTGGTAATGTAGTTTCTAATGGAGATGCATTTGAAATTTCAATTAAATTAAGAGGTGCACCTGGATTACCAACATATTTACAAACTCACCATAATGTTGAAAAAGCAAACAAAAAAGGTGTAATATCAAATGATGATGCAACACATCCATTTACATTACCTGATTTAAACTTGGAATCAGCAGACCAAATGGCGGAAAGAAGATTTAAATTTATGTTTAATCAACTTCCAAAAACTCGTCAGACAACACAAGTAAAAAACTTATTATTTAGTAAAACTGACCAATTTTCCAATTTAGATTTTATTAATTTAGATCCTGTAATAGAAAATCAAATTTCAATTTATAGAGATGGTAGAACAATAGATGGATTGGGAGGATTTGTATCGGGAAGTTCTAGTACGGCAGGGACTAATTCAACGTCAACAACTAATACCGCAGCCAATCAATCAGGTCAAGAAAGAAAAGTTACTGAAGATGCAAATAATGGTAAAAAAAGAACTGACCCGGAATTTAAAAAATGGGAAAGACTTAACCTTATTGCAAATGAATGGGTAAATGGTACGGGAAAAGCTGGAGAAAAAGCACCTGCGTGGATTACGTGGAAAGAGACTAATAAAGTAACCGATACTGAATTTGAAGAAGCAAAAACATCAAGAGCACGTTTTGGTTATAAACAAAATGAAAAGGGTGAAGATATTAATAAGACTAGTGGGCAACGTTGGTTTTTAAAGCAAGGACCACCCGTACCCGCAGACCCAACACCACAGCCTGCAGGGCAACCTGGACAAGTTGGTGGAGCAGGAGGATTTACTGCAGCTCCAACTGGTCAAGCAAACGCAACTGAAATTATGTTGGCTGGTGGATTACCGTTACCAAAAGAAAAATTATTTTCAAAAAACAGGTATTTAAGATTTGGAAAGGCAGTACAAATATTAAATGCTAACTCTAATTTAAAAGCATTATTAGTTTCAACAATACCAATTAATGTTGTAGTTGATATTAATGATACTAAAATTGGCGCATTTAAAGGAATTTATTCAACTAAACCAGAAAGATTATTAATACCTGGTTGGATGCCAAATTTTAGTAAATTTTTTATGGAACAAAATAGAGCTGAATTAAGCTTAGATGAAGAATTAATAGATAACGCTATTAAAGTAGGGGATGTTGAAATAAGATTTGCACAATCAGATATCCTCAATGATGATGGGTTTGTAGAAGACTCATATAAATGGGGGTATCTTAAAAACTTGTATATAAATTTTGATTTTTTTAAAGAAGAAATGGAAAAACCTAATCGTACTATGATAGAGGTTTTACAAACTCTTTTAAATGAAATGAGTTTAGCAACAAATTCGTTTTGGAATTTTCAAATAGCTGAAAAAAATAAAACTGTAAATGGACAAAAAACTACAATTTTTACTGTTTATGATGAAAATTGGGTTGGTAAAAAAAATGTCACACCACCTGTGTTTGTTCATAGTGGTGAAAAGAGTAGATTTTTAGCAGCTGATTTGAATATTGAAATACCTGGTGCAATGATGAATAAAATTATAAACCAAAGATTAAGTTTATCATCAAATCCAGACCAAAAGGATATTGCAATAGGGGGATGTTTTTCTAATTCAACTGATAGATTTTTTAAAAAATATTTACCTGTAGCAGATAGCGGACCTTCATCAAGTGGTGAGGGTGCTAAAAAAGAAGATGAAACTGCACAAACGAAAGTTGGTGAAGATAAACCAACCGATTTACAAACTAAAGTAAATTCAGTAAACCAAAAAGCAATTAGTGAAGAACAAAAAAAATCTGGTGAAGAATTAATACAAAAAGAAAAAGAAAATAACGCAAACAAAGAAAAAACAAAAAAGAAAGAAGAACTAATTGCTGCAAATGAAAAAAGAATAAAAGCATATAAGAGACTTGAAGATAGTGTTGATGGTACTGAATATTTTGAAATAGATGTAAACGAAACTTCTGACCCTGCTAAATTAAATTATTATAAAGGTAAACAAAAAGAAATACAGGCTGAAATTGATAAAATAAAAAAAGAAGTAGATGCGGAAAAAGCGGAGCAATTGAGAATAGAGAATGATTTAAAAACTAAAGGTGAAGAATTTGCTGCAGCAGCACAACAAGCAGCAGCTGCAAATATATCACAAAATTTAGAAAAAATTGATATTGTTCCTGACCCAACACAAAATACATTAACACAAGATGATTTAAATAACTTTATAAATAATATTGATGTATTTAAAAATAAATTTAAAATTTATTGTTGTAGAGATTCCAAATTTTTAAACATCCTTAAAACAAATCAAGTACCTGCAGTATTAGGAAAAGGACAAATGTCACCACCACTTCCTATAAAATATTCATTTACAATATTAGGGAGAAGTGGAATAAGAAGGGGTGATACGTTTAATATAATTGGAATACCGGATAAATATAGTAAGTACGGGTTCTTTCAAGTGACTGAAATTGAACAAACTATACAGGATATGAAATGGACAACAAGAGTACAAGGAGAATATAGACAAATACAATAAAATGGGAATAAGTACATTTGAATATAATCAATTGCTAAATGCACAAAATAAGCGTGGACCAGTAAACCATACTATTAGAACATTTATACCAACTCCAAATTATATTGATTATAGGAGAGGATATATTGTGAGGTATTTTATTCAAAGAGTTAATGATAAAGATGCCACAATATATGAAATAAATTCAAAAGAGTATGAGAAGTATTTAACTGACCCATTTTGGAATACTTCTTCTTTAGAATGGAGAATAACAGGTAATTTAAATGAAATTGAAAATTCAAATAAACAATCACTCAAAATAGCTTCAAAAAAAATTATTGGTATTATAAATCATCTTCCGTTTCATTCGCAATTTTCTTTATATTAATTTGGTAAATTCAAATACTTTTTGTATATTTACAAATATGGGGATGACTGGACTTGATTGCGATGCGAATTGTAGTATCACACGTAGTGGGAAGGTTCTCAAACCACTTTAATCTCGGAATCAAACAATAAATGACGTAGAATTATCTACATGGACCTTCGATGACGTTATGGCATTCGTAGGTGCTGATTACGCTGTAGCAGCCTAATCCCTTCCGCACTCATCGTGGAATTTAAAAAGAATGAGCATTAAGTTTACCGAAACTTTAAATCGGTTGGTGGTAGCGCTGTTCTAACCAAACGGCCCCAATTATTTTGGAAGGTGAATAAGATTAAACCTTATCCTAAACGTGTGAAAAGCTGGTATTATGGTTACTTCGTAAGACGTGGGTTCGAATCCCACCATCTCCACCACAAATCCCGAACTATTATTTGGTAGTTTGGGATTTTTTTTGTATATTTGTACAAATTGTTTTTATGGGTAGATGGCCGGAAAAACCAATAGATAAACCAACAAAGTTTGAAATAACATATAAAGATGATGATGGAACTGAATCCGTATGGAAATATGATTTGAAGAAATTTCCAAATGGACCAATTGAAGTTACCAATAAGTTTCCAGCTGGGTATGATAAGATGATGAAGAAAGCTTATAAAGAAGCTAAGTTGGCTAAAAAACAATCAGTATTAGAAAAAGCACAAGCAGCAAAGAAGAATGATAAAGATAGTGGAAAATATTGGTGAGCTGGATGAATTGAAGGTGAAATTGGAAACTGAAGTATCCCTTTGGTATCCGTTTTGGGTAGATAATGATAAACACCCACGAAACACCGATATATCCTTTATCCTGATACGAACTGTAGAAGATAGGTATATTCTTCCACATCGGCATACCGATACTCTATCACTCTCTAAATCACTTATAGAGGGTGTTCTAAATACAATGGGTGAAAAGTGGGTTTTCCAAAAGAAGAAGCTACTACAATCGTTCTCCAATTTAAGGGAAGGATTGAATGACATTGATACGGCTCACTTTCTAAAAACTGGAGATACCATAGATTACAACCAACCACTACAAGGTTTAGTAGCTCCCTTACTACACAAAGGTTACAAAGAAGATGTCATTCAATCCATTCCCATTCTTAAACTTGCGGAAGCGGTAGATAATGAATTCTTAAAACACCGTAATCAAAAGACTAAAACTTATAATTGGTATAACGATATTTTCTTACCAATCCTTTCAGAAATTGAACAATTCGGAATTCGTGTCGCAAGGGAAAAATTCATTGATAGATGGCCACAGTCTTCCAAACACATTACATCCGATAATGTGGTGTACACCGAATACAATCCATTTACAATTACTGGTCGTCCATCCAATAGACATGCGGGAGTAAACTATGCGGCTCTCAACAAATCGGATGGGAGTAGAGATACCTTAATAGCGGATGGGATATTCTTACAAATGGATTATGATTCGTATCACCCACGTCTTATTGGTAAACTGATTGATTTCCCACTTCCACAAACAAATGTTCACCAATGGTTAGCTGACCAATATGGATGTGATATTGCTGAAGGTAAGGGTGTAACATTCCGATTATTATATGGTGGGATTGATGATGAGTTTAGACAAATACCATACTTTGATAAGGTAGCTGATTTTATTGAAAGGTTTTGGAAAGAGAGTGTGGTGAAGGGTTACATCCAAACACCAAACCGCCAAATCCCTACAATGTGGGTAGAACAACCAAACGCACAAAAAGTATTTAACTATCTCCTACAAGCATATGAAACTGAAGTGAATGTGGATAAAATGAGGAAGATATTGGATTACATAAAGGGGAGTGGAATAAGTTTGGAATTGTACACTTATGACTCATTCCTTTTTGATGTACCTACCGATGTGGATAAGAGTTTGATTAAGGGGTTAAAAGAAATAATTGAAGAAGGTGGATTCCCTATTAAAGCCAGTTGGGGAAAGGATTACGGAAACGTTTAACCACCATATTTATAGTATATACAAAAATATGCTATAATATGAGAAAACTCTTTGTTTTATTATCGTTCCTTTTAGTTTCTTTAACATCTTTTGGACAATTGCCTGATGTAAGAGTAAAGAATGAAGTGTTTGATATACTTTATTCACAATCATTAGAACAACCACTAATTATTAAGTATCGTTCTACAAACCGCCCTACAAATGTGAATAGAGGTCATATGGATTTCTATACAGAAAAGGGAATCAAAACATCGGATGGTGAGGATTACAAAGGAAATGTTTACGATAAAGGACATGGAGCTCCTGCAGCAACATTTTCTGATAATGAGGCGAACTTAAAACAAACATTCTCATACCTAAATTCAATAATGCAAAATCAATATCTTAATAGAGGTGAGTGGAGAATGTTGGAAGAACAAATCCGTAAATGGGATGATGTAGAACCAATTACTGTTTTAATAAAAGTTTTCTTTGATACTCCTGTTAAAAGAGTACCAACTGGTGCAGCAATCCCTTCACATTTACAAAAACACATTTACTTTGAAAAACAAAAGAAATGGAAATGTTTTGTATTTCTTAATGAAAGACCAAAATTTCATTGGGAAGAATTAGAAATGATATGTGAAGCGGAAGACCACAAATTTTAATGAACATGAATTTATTACAATTAATTGATAAAATTATTTCTGAATGGGCGTATAGAGTAAACGATGGTATGCCTGATGCAAAAAACCCAACCCACATAAAAGAGTTGGGTATTGTACTTTCTGAAATGGGATTATCTCATATTAAGAATGATTTAGTAGAAAACCTTCTTACTGAAAAAGGAAAAACTCCTGAGAAGCATGTAGTAGAAGCGGATAAGAATTTTAAAAATCCTGTACTAAATAAAAGTGTAAAATATAAAAACGCAAAAGGTGAAGATGCGGAAGGATTGGTTGGAAACCTTTTAAGATTACCAAAAGAACATCCTGGCCGTAAAGCAGCAGAAAGAATGTTACCACCAGAAGGTTCAGAAGAAAGAGATACAATCAATAAGGATTTAGGTGGAGAAGGACAACCACAAGGAGCACAGGAACCAAAAGGTGATAAAGGTGATGGTGGTGAAGAATCTGCACCTAAAGAGGACCCGATTCAAAAAGCAGCACCAATGTTTGACCCTAAACAGGACCCTGCTATGGGAGCTCGTTTGGATAAAGAAAGAGAAACACTTGCTCAATTAGCAGGAAGTGGTGAAGAAGAAAAACCAAAAGAAGAACCTAAAGCAGAAGATGGATTTAATCCAATTCCAGCGGCAGATGTACAATCTGAAATACCTGAAGCGGATCCTGATACATTTGGTGGTGAATCTGATATACCCGATGGAATAGATAAAAAAGATTTAGAAAAATTCAATACCGATATTAGTAAGGTAAAACAAATTGTTGATGATGCAAAAGCTAAAGGCGAAAAAGCACCTAATATTAATTTGTGTCAAATAACAGTACCTGGTACAAACTTATATTGTGATGATAATTTAGGTATTCCAAGAGAAGAAATGCCACAATTCAAAGGTAAAGCGTTGCCAGGAACAAGAGCAGAAAATATGCCGGTGGATAAAGATGGCGAAGTAGATACCGAACCAGTATTTAGAGAAATGCTGAAAGAGAAAGGAATTACAGTATCACAAACCGAAGTACCTGCTGATAAATTAAAAGCAACACAAAATGAATTAGTTGGTGCAAAGGTGTTGGGTATGATGGGTGCATTAGAGCAAGACCCACAACATCCAAAAATTACTGCACCAATTTATGTTAGTAGAGATGGATTTGTAATTGATGGACATCATAGATGGGCAGCAATTGCAGCATATAACGCATCACATCCTGATTCTCAAATACCTATGAAGGTGCAAGTGATTGACCAGGATATTAAAGATGCAATTCCTATGTGTAATAAGTTTGCAGAAGATATGGGTATTGCTGCTAAGAAAGCAGATGCTAACAAAGAAGATGTACCTGCAGAAGAACCAAAACAATTAACACAAAAAGAATCTGAAGACGTTGTAAACTCCCTTAAAGATAGAAAAACAGCAAAGGGTGAATCTTTGGATATTGAAACAACCGATAATGGTTCTATGATTATTGGTGTTGAACATGGTGCTGATAATGAAAGTACAAAAGAAACAATTAATCAAATCACATCACTTCCAAAAGATACAAAAGTAATGTTTGTTGGTGAAGGTGGAATGAGTAAAGATTCTGAAGGTAATTTAGAATTATCAGGAGAGCAAGCTGAAATTAGAGATGCAGTAAAAAATCATTTTACTAACTCAAACGAAAGTAGTTGGGATGAAAACGCAAATGTATTGGATGATACTTCTCCTATATTTGATGAAGTTGGTAAAACGTTAGGCGGAAGTAAATCTAAAGCTAAAGCTGCTATATGGGCTAATATGTATGGACAGGATGGGCCGGATGAAAATATGAAGCCTGATGATTATTTAGATGATGAGGGTAAAGCATGGTTAATAGACCAAGCTAAAAAAGGTGGAAGTTCGGAATTTGATGGTGATGTGGATTGGAATAATTTAACTGATGGGCAAAAAGAAGATTTATATCAACTTAATTATAGAGATGATGATGGATATGGTGAAACGGAAATAAGTAAAGCACAACAAACATATAATGGATTCCGCCAAAAGGAATTAGATAGAAAAATTAAAGAAGCTGAAGCTGAAGGATACAAAGTAATTGCACCGGTTGGCAACTCTCACGTTGATATGTGGAGACAAAGAAATAAAAAAGAAAAAACTGAAATGAAAGAAGAACTTTTTCCAATGATTGATTCTCTTATAGAGGGAATTATTGCAGAATTTATTAGAGAAGCTAAACCTAATATAAAAGCTAGTCCATCTAAAGAACATCCTGGCTATTACCATAGAGGTGGTGGGTATTATTCAAAACAACCTGATGGTGAGATAACCCACAAATCAGATCGTGGAACTTTTAGAGCATTAACATCTAAAGAAAAAGCTGCAAAAAATCAAACAACAACCCCACCGGTAAAAGGTAAAAAACCTGCACCAATAAAGACAGTTGCTCAAGACAAAGATTTACAAGCAAGAGCAAGCAGAGAAAAGGCTGCATTGGCTAAAGATAAAAAAACCAAACCAACGTCTGTTCCTACACCAAAACCAAAAGCAGCACCATCTGGTAAAATTTCTAACAAAATGGAAGAAGATGATGCTTTCTTTTCAAAGAAAAAAGTGCAGGATAAACTAAAGGATGTAAATACTGTTATTAGTAAACTACCAATGAACAAAGATGAAAAAAAGGTTTTATTTGGTATTGTTGGTAAAGCGTTAAGAGGAGAGGAATTAACAAAAGCAGAAAGAAGATTTGCAAGTGATTGGGTAACATTCCCAGCTACATCTGACCCAAAAATATATTTTGCACCGGCTAAAGGTGAATTCAAAACACACATTAAAGTAGAATTGGGTAAAGGTATTGAAGATAGAGATTCTTTTAATGAATATTTGGAAAGAAATGAAATATTTGATGCAGGACATGCTGTTAGAAAAAAATCAATGGTTGCAAGTAATTTAACTCGTGATAGAAAACCGATTAAAGTAGAAGGTATAGAAAAAGATAAAGATGGTAAAACACAAAGTTGTAAAATTGGTAATACTGTATTTAAAAGATACCCAGAGCCAGATGAAAAAGAATTGTTAGACCAATTTAAAAAAAGAGGTATTACTAATCCTGAAGAAGAAGTTCGTAAAACTTTGATTGCAATAAAAAGGCACAATGAATATGTAGAATTTATTGCTTCTCAAGAAGATATTGAAACTATTGATTTTGGATATGATACTGATACATCCGATGGTAGAAAAAATACCATTGAAAGTATTAAAAAAATGATGTTTAATAAATTAAATGCAGATTTTGGCAAATTCTTTAAAGGTAAAATTCCACCTGATGCAAAAAATGTACTTAATCTTATAAAAAACATTTCAAATCCGTATAATGGTATCTCACCTGAAAGAATGCAAGAAGAAATAGATGCAATTGCAAAGTTGATGAACGCCAATCCGGAATTTAGAGCAGGTGTTCCTGATATGCAAGAGATATTTGACTTTATGGTTAAATTGGGACAAGGGTATGCGGGATTCATGCCATCTGCATCAAATTGGAAAGTTACTGACATTGTAACTTATAAACCTTCTCAAGAAATAAGAATGAAGAAAGGTGAATCTCCTGCTGAAGCAATTGCAAATAATTTCCAAAATATTATTTCAACATCTTTGATTGAAGGTGGATTATCGGTAAAATACGAAAAAGGTGGTGCTAGTGCGGGGTATGATAAAGTACTTATGACTAGATATAGAAAACATAAAAACTTTGATACACAAAAAGAAATATTAACATTATTTGATACATACAAATGGTCATTTACACCTGGCGAAGAGAACAGAGTTAAGAGTAAAGAAGAAATTGATGCTAAAGAAGCTGAGTTAAATTCGGTATTAGAAAGAGCTAAAAAAGCTGGTATTCTTACCGAAGAACAAATAACTGAAATTCAAATGGAAGGTGAAGAACAGGCTGCAAGAATGGCTGCAAAAGTGGAAAAGAAAGTTCCATTTAAAAACTTTAAGCAGTGCTTTGGTAAGACGGATAAAGAACAAAAAGCAAATTACGAAAATTATAAAAAACAGTGTGGAATGTGGTGTAAAATGGGTGCAATCGCTGAAACATTGAATAACAATGATATGGATTATCAATTGTTTGGTAATTTGAGAACCGTATATCCTAAAAAGGGTGACCCAAGACATGAAACAATTGATGGTGTAACTACATTGAGTGGTATGGGATGGTCTTATGATCCTGGTATTGCGGCAACCGGTAAAGAATGTAAGTACCTTTCTTTGAACAATGCAAATTCATCTCACATTGAACCTATAAAGAGATAATTGTAAAAATACCCTTTGAACCCTTTTTTGATATTTATAGTTGATTAAAAAGAAAAAGGGAAAACGAGGATGAAAACACAGTTATTATGTACGTTTACAACGAAAGGTGAGTTACAAAATACATTACAACTAATAAGAGAAACTTACCACATCGTTTATAATTACATTTATATTCTCCAAAATAAGGCGAATTTAGATGAATTGTTTATCACGTACAATATAGATACAGCATTCCAACCGGATACTCCGTTGGAAAATACTATTCTAATTCATAGAAAGAAAGAATCAAATACATTATATACAATTAACGCCCTAAACGAATTGGTAAAAGAGGAAAATGGTGGGGTGCTAGATAATTCATTTGTAATTAATTGGCAGAAATTCAAAAATTCAATCATATTAACCAACGCTGAAGGAACTAAAAAAATTCAAACAAGAGTTTTTGAAGTAATTGATTTTGGTGATGGTAAAGAAGTTATATCTAACGAAACTAAATAATTTCACGATGTTATTAAAAAAAGGTGATAATAACGAAAATGTAAAATTAATGCAGGAGAAATTAGGTATTTCCCCAGCAGTTACTAATTTTGGACCTAAAACTGAACAAGCAGTAAAAGAATTTCAAGCTAAGCACGGACTTCCTGCTGATGGTATTGTTGGTGATAAAACTTGGGCGATGATTATGGGTGAGAATACTCCACCGCCACCGCCACCGGCTCCAATAACACCTGTTGGTGGATTGAAGTTAGATAAACTTAAAGGACATATTCCTGATGCGGTAATTGCAATGATTCCTGATACTGCAGCTAAATTCCAAATCAACACTCCATTGAGATTGGCACACTTTTTGGCACAATGCGGACATGAGAGTGGTGGATTCAAAGCAACGCAAGAAAACTTAAACTATTCAGCAAAAGGTTTAATGGGTATATTCAAAAAGTATTTCCCAACTGAAGCTATTGCAAACGCATATCAAAGAAACCCACAAAAGATTGCAAACAAAGTATATGCATCTCGTATGGGTAATGGTGATGAGGGAAGTGGTGAAGGATATAAGTTTCGCGGAAGAGGATATATTCAATTGACAGGAAAGGATAACTATACAGCATTTGGTAAAGCAATCGGTGAAGATATTCCATCTAATCCTGATGTAGTAGCATCTAAATACGCTTTACTTTCAGCAGCATGGTTCTTTAATAAGAATAAATTACACATAATGGCTGATGGTGGTGCAACCGATGCCGTAGTAACATCAATCACAAAAAGAGTAAATGGTGGAACTATTGGATTGGCAGACCGAATAAAACACTTTAAGGAATACTATCACTTATTAGCATAATTTGGAAGTTTAAATAAAATTTCGTATATTTATAAAATATAATAGAACATAGATGGCAAATATCAGATTAAAAGAACTAATAGAGGCTAACATAGACCCTAAATTGGTAGCTAGAAGTAAAAAAACTGGCAAACTTGTTTATTTCAAAACACAACAGGCTAAAGATGCAGCATTAAAAGCTGGTTCTCATGAAGACCCTAAAGCTAAAAAAGGTGATGAGCCTAACGTAGATACTAAACCAAATGATATGTTTGGTGGAGATTATGCAAAAGATAGAGGCGGTGAAGCTCCTCAAGCTGACTCGGATGCATCAATAGATGGACAAAGTGATGAGGAATTATACGATGCATTGTATGATATGGGATATGATTTCGGAGAATTTGGTAGCGATGATTTTGATGAAGAAGGATTTGCAGATGCAGCAATCGGTTTAGGTTACCGATATGATGACAAAAATAAAGTATGGAATCATAGAGATGATGATATTGAAGAAAGTTCAACCAAACTTACATCAATGATTAAAAAATAAAACAAAAGGGAGAAACTAAAAATTCTCCCTTTTTTATTTGGAATTGTCACAAATTTTACCTATATTTGTTACATCAAAATCAATCAAAAATACATCAAAAAAAGATTTGGTAATATCAAAAACTTGTTGTATATTTGTATCTCCTTTATATTTATATGTGTAACGGAAGTGTAGGAAAGACACTTAAATAAAACCATAAAACTTAAACGCTTAAAACTTAAAAGACATGGCAATTAATTTAGACGCAATTAAGAGCAGACTTAACAAACTGCAGAACACCCAAAGAACAACTGTAGAACTTTGGAAGCCAGCACCAGGCAAACACACAATCAGATTGGTGCCGTACAAATTCAATAAAGAGAATCCTTTTATTGAACTTTATTTTCACTACAACATCAACAACAAAACTTACTTATCTCC